CTAACGACGGTTGATCTTCGTAGCCTGTAGCGAAGCGTTGCATTGCTTCCTTACCAATGTCACCTAAGTTTTCGTAGCCTTGGTAAGCTAATGCGGTTCCTGCTGCTGTACCCAAACCCCCGCCAATAGTAGCAAAATTAGCTGGGTTTGTTGCGTAATCATAAATATCAGTAAAAAAATTACCAGTGTTTCCTGTTGTCATGTTGCTTGTATCGACAGCCATTAGTATGTACCTCCGTCAATTGTTCCCGTTGACAGTGTACCTGTAAACGTTAATGCAGGAATTGTTACTGTTCCTGTAAATGTTGGTGATGCTGTGTCTGCCTTAGTAGCAATAGCTGTAGAGATAGCGTCAAACTCTGTTTCAAACTCAGCGCCCTTAATGATTTTACCGCTGTCTCCAGAAGGTAGACTGTCCTTAGCGGCAAAGTCAGTAGTTTTACTATAGTTGCTCATAGTACTTTACCTTTTAAAACTAATACGTTAATTTCCTGAAGAGACAAAGCAAAACCATTAATATCTGCCTCCAGACCAATGTTAATAACACCACCTCCACCAGTGGCGTTGACGGCTCTACGTGACGTTAGTTCACCACCGGTAAACTCTCCCACGTTAAACTCACTTTCGTTATAAAAAGCAGGTTGTTGGTTACCTACAGTAAACTCTGCAGTTCTGTAAAATGTGTCAAAATCATAGGCCCACTTTAGGAATACTGTAGCGCTATTAGCGCCCACCAAAGTTGGTCTAATCTTTTTAACTCTTTTTAGCATTGACGGGTCACCAAAGGTTAAACCCGGACTGTAGTACTTAAAGCGGTACTTGGTTCCGTTGTCACTATAACCACTGTACTCACTAATGCCTTCAGTTGTTCCTATGTATAACTCACCACTTTCCAGCCTAGTGTACGCCGTAAAACCTGTGCCGGGCCATCGTGTAGCACGATAAGAGCCGTTTTCTAATGTACCTCTAACGTCAAAACAGTAAGTAACGTCTTGTCCTACAAAAGATAATAAATAGAAGCCCTCTTCTGGGCTGTAAACAGAGCGGTAAAACTCAGTTTCATTTTGTAATAGGTTAATAATGTCCTTAGTAATAGTGTCGGACAAACTAGTTATAGGCATGGACTTTTCTTGTATTGTCCTGCCAAAGCTCTTTAAACCAGTGTGCGACAAGAATAATACGTCAGTACCTGTGTACTGCACTGTATCTCTGTCTACACAGCCTACTCCTGCTACTGTATCTGCTAAGGCCATTTCTGCTGGTGCTTCGGCATTACCGTAAACAACAATGCTGTGTTTACCAAAGATAATTAAAGCACCGTTGTGTGCAGCTAAAGCTACAATTTCGTCATGACCATCAGGCCATACTTTAGAAATATTAATTGATCCACTAGTACCACCTGACCAGTCATGGCCTATTAACAGGTCAGACCAATAGATAGTAGACTTATCAGCACCAAAGTCAGCTGTCCAGAGCCTTCCATAAGCCGCTAGAACCTCGTTACCGTAGATAGCACTAGTAACACCAGCTGCACCAGAAACTGTACTGAGTTTAACTACAGAGCCGCCTGCGTTGTCGTACACAAGGGGTTCGTAGCTACGTTGGAAGAAATAAATCTTGTCATTAAAGTTGACCATCTTCCAGTTGTCTGTAGTAATTGAGTAAGCAGCAGGTGTTTCGTCAACCAAAGTAGTTGTACCGCTAATAATCTTGTTGTTGCCTACAGAAAAAACTTTAGTATTACCAGCGTCGTCTTGAAATTCCTTTATGGCTCTAATAGTTTCTGAACCCAGTACAGTCTTAGTTGTGGTAATTACGTCATGACCCTTACGTGCAGCAATACGACCACGCTTGTCAATTACAGCGTTGTCTGCAATTTCTGCAAACGAAGGATCTTGTGCCAGCGGAGAATCTTCTGTATTGATTCCTTTGAAGGCTGGTGCAACAAGATTAATGCTTTGTAATTGTTGAGCCATAGTTACCTCACGGGGTATAGAAGATTACTTCTTCTGGATGCTTCTGAGCGTCCAATGCAATAGCGTCAGACAAGTACTGATTAGCAATGTTAAAGTACTCAGGAGCAGACGTACCACCTGTTTCACCACGTTCACGAGCCAGCAACGCAATAGCCAAATGTAGTACAGGCATAGACGGAACTAGTAGCTCATCACCATCAGCAGACAAGTCAGCACCACGCTGTACACAGTTAAAACGAAGGGTGTACTCTTTTTCTGGTACTGGGTAAACATCAATCTGAGTATCACCGTCACTGTCTACACCGTTGTAAGAGTAGTACTTAGGGGCACCCTTGACAGGATCAGACACGAGGTAAACTTCATCAAAGTACGTAGCTGTCTTGTATTCCATGAATACATTAGCTGTATCGTTGATTACGTTAAGGGCTTTGATTCTGTTTTGACTACCCGTAAGTACGTAATTAAAGATGTCAGCAGTAGTAGTAATCGTTAGGGTAGTCCTAAGTGCAGACCAGTCCCAAGAATCTTCTACAATTCTCTTGGCGTCATTAACAAAGTCACCCGCCATTTTACTGTAGGTATTTGACTGTACAGACGTTACTTCATCTTCACGAAGACGACGTAGTACGTTGTTTACTAAATTTAAATACGTCATAATGTCCCTTTATATAGTTCAGAAAGAAGCCCGTCTAAAGCAGCCATGTAGTCTTTCTTAGGTGGTAAAATCATCTGAGCCTGTTGCAACATTAGACCTCCTGTAGGAACTGCTAATTGAGATGTCCCTCCTCCAGTAAACATACCGCCACCAGAGCCTCCGTCAGTTCCGTCTCCATCACCGTCTCCATCACCATCTCCAGTTCCAGTGCCATCTCCGGTTCCAGTGCCATCTCCGTTTCCTGTGCCATCTCCTTCGCCAGCACCTTCATCACCTGCTTGGTCTTCGCCTGTTGCTGGTTCTTCTGAAGGTTGTTCTGCTCCTGTTTCTTCTGAAATAGTTTCAGCTTCTTCTGCAGGCTGCGTAACTTCTTCAATAGCTTCTTCAATTGGATCAGACTCTACAGGTGGTTCTACAGGTGGTTCTACAGGTGGTTCTACAGGTGGTTCTACAGGTGGTTCTACAGGTGGTTCTACAGGTGGTTCTACAGGTGGTTCAATTGGAGGTTCAATTGGAGTCTTTACTGGAGTCTCTACTGGAGTCTCTACTGGGGGTAAAGGAAAAGGAAAATCTATAGTTTCTTCTTCTTCACTTTGTGGAAGTTGATCTGCTGTTTCTTCGTCTACTTCTATTTCAAACCCACTATCGTTATAAACACCGTCTTCAGGATTTTCTCCAATGTAAGGTTCATATCTTGAAGAATTTTCAGCTATTACCCAGTCTTCTCCGTAAACACCGTTTGGATCTGGCACATATACTTTACCATCTACGACAACAAAATAAGGAGTACCGCCTACCTCAGTGTCTGAAACAGGAGGAATAGGAGGTTCAAACTCCGGATTAACTAAATCGCTATAGTCAGGAACAGTATCAGCCAACTCAGAGTCAGTGTCTTCTACTGTGTCGTCTTCAACAATGTCTACTTCTACTTCTTCTGCTTCTGTTTCAGCTTGTTCAGATGGCTCTCCTTCTGTTTCAGGAGTAGCTTCAGCGCCACCACCACCGCCACCGCTCTCTTCTTCTAATTCGCTTACATAATCACGAACTTGAATTTGTATGTCTCCAAGAAGAACAGAAGTATCAGGAGTCTGCCAAGCAGCATCTTCGTTTTCGTTTACAAACTCGTCCATCCGCTCTTCAACAGTTTTAACCGTATCATATACAGTAGCGGCGTCACCTACTAAATTTAATATTGCTTCTGTTCCCTGCCCAGCAGCATTAACAGCTTCTAAACTTCCATTAAGAATGTCTAATTGCGTTTGGGCAGCAGTATAAGCATCACCACCCGCTAAGCCAGCATCGTCTAGTGACTCCATTGTTTCTTCAATGCGTCTAATACTGTCTTCTGTAGAATCCAAATCAACAGCGTTTTCTAAAAACTCAGTAAATTCAGAAGTAATACCAGCAGTAGCAGCAGCAACTAGCGCGTCTTTTAAATCAATTTCACCAGTAGCTATTCCTTGAGATACTATAGAACCTAAACCAGCCCCTGCCGCTGCTGATCCTGTAGCTCCTAAAGTAGCAGATAACGCACTTGAAGCAGCGCCTCCTGTAGCTATACCAGCAGCAACAGCAGCAGCTATTTTTACAGCATCGCCTAAGCCAAACTCGCCTACACCCGTCTCAACCATCTTAACAGGAAACGAACCGTTCCATTGGTATTCGTCACCATCAGAATTATAAGTTGTAGTTTGGACGTTATAGTCTTGAAGGAGCTGTTGATACGCAGAATCGTTGTTAAACGAACTAAAAGAGCTTTTATGTTCTGTTGTTTTCCATCTTCGATATTCGTCTTGAAGATCTTGATCATTACTTGTTGACCCTCTTTGACGAATATCTTGTGCAGAGTAGTTTAAGTTTTTCCACTCTTCATAATTAGGAGTTTCCCACCAGTTATATACGTCCGGGTTTGATTGTTGAAGCTCATACATTTCATCCATGTACGCAGCAAAATTTTCAAAAGAACCAAACGTGTTTTCGTATTGACCTTTAGAATTATAAAGGCTTCTTAAACCTTCGGTGCCTACAGCAGTTTTAACTTCTGAAAATCCTGAAAGTGGTCTTTCATCGCCCTCATCAAGATCACGTGCAAAAAGATAAACATATTCTTTTTGACCAGACTCTTCTTCACGAGCTGCTCTGTCGGCTCTTTCTTGAGCTATCCTTGCTTCGTATTGCTCTTGAGTTGCTTGTAGTCGTGTTTGTTCTGCTTCTTCCATAGCCCGTATACGGTCAGCAGATGCTGAAGAAGTAGGAGTAACACTACTTTTAGTTTCTGGTGCTGGCGTAGAAGGAGTAGTTAACATTCCTTTTGTAGGTCGTCGTGCCATAATTATTTCTTCCAGTTAGCTAGGCCACGTAGACCAAACGACGCTGCCACAGCAGCACCCAGAAAACCTTTGTACCACTCAGG